TTTATTGTATGGTTTATATAATAGAGCAACAACTTATACTGGTGGAACATTTGATAGTGTTTGGTATAATGGATTTGATAGTACTTTGAATTATGGTACAGCACCTGATGGTAATGATTATGTTGCATATAGTGTTAATTCAGGAGTGGATTATACATCATTATACGCATTCTTTAATACACCTGCCTCATCTATGGATTGGGTGATATCCAAATCAACTGGTAGTACAATATTTAATGGTGGTGTAATTGGTCTTACGGCTTTACTTGGTCCTGATTCTATTACAAATGATGGTACTTATTATTATCCAAAATCAGGACCTCAACAATACAACGGAGGTTATATCCAATATCCTGCGGTATGTATTACACCTACGCCTACAGGTAGTCCAACACCTACCCCAACCACAAGTAACACACCTACACCTACACCAACTTTAACACCTACTGCCACAGAGCCAGTAGGATATAAACTACAAGCAGAAGATTCTTCATTTATACAAGCAGAAAATGGTGATAATATAAATGTAGAAAATACAATACCAAATCCATTAGACCCTGATGCGACATCTTACATAAATGCAATACTAGCGGCAGGTGGAACATTATCATCACCACAACAAACAGCAATCAATGATTATTATGTTGGTTTGAAGGCTCAAGGATTATACAATAAGTTCTATTATTTATACTTATTCTTGGGTGGTAATTCAGGAACAAATGGACTTAACGCTGTAAATCTTGGAACATATAATGGAACATTTAATGGAACTTGGACACACGATGTAAGTGGTTCAACAGCGAATGTTAGTCCGTCAAATTATATTGACACATCATTTGCCGTATCAATAGCATCACCATCAACAATAGAAACTGATTGGTCATTTGGTTGTATTATTAGAAATCCATTAGATAGAGCAACTAACGCATATCAATACGCTGGAGTTGGAAGTTCTCCAAGTGATTATATGATTATTGGTGCGGCTCTTGAAAGTAATAATATCGTTCAACCATTTTTTGGAGCAGGACAAAATATCTATGGTAGTAATCCACCATTATCTAATTGTGATGGTTATATGGTAAGTGTATCAAGGTCTGGTTCAACAGCATGGTATTCAGCATCTAAAACAGCACCAAGTTCAATATCCGCAGGATTATTACTTTCATCTACATTTACAGATACATATACACCACCATCAACATCAAGAACAATTTGGCATAATAACATAAATGGAAATACCGCTTACGGTCAAGGTGGAACACATACACTTGGTTGGTCAGCAACTTACTTATCACCAAGTCAAATGGATACATTTATATCATTAACAAATACCTTACAGGTATCGTTTAATACAAATATATTTACACCTTAATAAAATAAATTAAACAAACACTAAAATAACTTAAAATGGCAAATGTAAAAATAAGTCAATTACCTTCTTGGACTGGTTCGTCAGCAGATTTAAGATGGTTCGTAATGAATAACTCTGGCGAAACTGAAACCTTCAAGTTTAGTGGATATTCTACATCAATAACTTACGGAACTGGAACCAATAGTATTAAATCGGTAAATGCTACTTTATCAAGTGGTAATGGTAGTATCGCTATTGGAAATACCGCAAGTGCCGATGGGGACGATGCTGTTGTTATTGGTAATAATAACTCAACACCTGCTGGTTATAGGTCAGTTGTAATTGGAAGACACCCTTATGCTCCAGGAACAACGCATGTGGTTGTAGGTAGTGGTGCGTATGTATATGGTAATAATAGTATTGTCATAGGACACGAAACATCAGCAAATAGTAATGGTATTGTATTAGGTAGTAATACTAGTAGAGCCTCTGCTAACTGGGCAATTACATTAGGACACCAAAACGAAAGAAACCAAAGTGAATATACAAATATTTTAGGAACAAATAACAGAGTTGGTCAAGCACCTAATTATTTAGGTAGTCCATATTCAACAGTAATTGGTAGTAATAATATTTTAGAAACTGATAATGGTTATTATTATAACGCAATTCTAAACAGTTATGGAAACACTATTGTTGGTGCGATACGAGGAGCAACACTCATCAACGCAAATAATTTAACAAATGTTGAATCAGGTGATATAATCATAAACACAGTCCCAAATACTTTTACAGGAACAGGTAAATATAAACAATTATTTAGTGGTTCAGGTAATACTATGAGTGATGTTGGTGATTTTAGAACTCTATTAAATGGTCAAAACAACGAATTAAATAAGTCGAATTATTCTACAGTTATTAACGGAAAAAATAATAGTTTAGTATCAAACGATTATTCAGCAATTATTGGTGGAACAGGTAATACGATGGCGTCTTCAATTTCCGCAGAAAACGGAAAAGGAAACTACATTATTAACTCAAGAGATTGTAAGGTTGAAAAAGACGGACAATACCAATCAAATAATGTGAATTATATCGGTTGTGATAATGTTAGATTAGAAAACTTAAATGATGTTACACTTATAAATGTTAAAAACATTACAGCAGAAAATGGTGGAGTAGGAACAGGAACAACTATATTCCGTAATACATACACATTAGGTGCTAATATATTCCAAGCAGAAACTTATGTTTCAACTGGAGCAACAACAAATATTGTAATTGACCCATTACAACAAGATTATATTGAAATAAATACTGATGGTTCAACGACCTACAATATTAGTTTCACTTTTGTTGATAGTGCGATTTATGCGAATATTCACTTATACATCAACTATGTTGCAGGTTCAACAGTTAATTTTGTGAATGGAACTTATACTCAATGGAGATGGGCTAATAACACAGCACCTGTATTTAGTGGAACAAATAGAAATATTATAGTAATGAGTACTTGGGCTAACCAAGATGTTTGGGAAGTATCTCGTTCAATGTATATGTCTTAAAAACAAAATAAAATATGATAATACTAAACGAAGGATATAATGACGCAAACGCTACCTGTTCAAGAAACAAAAACTTGACTGGTTCTGTTTGTTATTTATTCAGTTTCAAACACAAACTCTCTCAAGAGGTTTGGAGGCTCGTACCATACAGAATACCACCAAGTGTGGGATATGCTCCTGGATACGACTTATTTAGTATTACAATAGACCCCAGTCAACCTGAAGCCTATTTGACTGGGGCAACAACAACAGGACAAACAAATGTTCACTTAATTGAGGGTGAGTATTATGTTAAGGTATGGGAACAATCTACAGCCTTATCAGGAAATACAAATCCAAATATCGCTTATGATGTTGTTTATGAGACCATTGCTCAAGTTAACTATTCAGGAAATACTAACCCTATCACTTACTCTGGAACAAGTGATATTTATAAAATATACGAAGGATGATAAATATTGAAAAACTAAACTTTGGTGCAAATACCATAACATCATTTCAAGAGGTGATTACAAAGGGACAACCTTTTGTATCTTGGGGTGTTGATAACTTATTTCCAAATGAGTTGTACATGTTATTGGACGCCTCACCAATCCACAATTCTGCCATTAGAGCCCGTGTTGATAATTCTGTAGGTTCAGGATATGTTAACGACTACAAGATAAACTCAAAACAATATATCAACGATGTTGCCAAACAGATGTTCTTTGAGTTGATTGTTACAGGTAATTTGTTTTTGGAGGTTGTATGGAGAAAAGACAGGTCTCAAGGACTTGCAGGTTTCCATGTTATCCCGTCAAAGTATATGAGAGTTCATAAACCTGATGCACCAGGTGAACCATCAACAAAATATCTTTATTCAAGAGATTGGGCTAATTGGAGAAAAGGGGCTAAGATTATTGAGTTCAGTGAGTTTGACCCAACCAATTACACAAACAGACAGATAGTACATATCCGTTCTTATGGACCTCAAAGTGAGTTCTATGGTGTTCCATCATATCTTGCGTGTATTAACGATATTAAGTTAAACCACGAGATTACTGTGTATAACCTTGCCAATATAATTAACGGATGTTCTATGGGTATGTGGGTTCACTTTAATCAACCACCACCTGATTCAGAGTATGAACAGAACAACATATTGAGAAAGATTGAAGATAGATACATGGGTGCGGATAACGCAAACAGGGTGATTATATCTTATGGTGAAGAAGGACAGAAACCTGATATTACACAAATACAAACAAATGTTGAAGATGGTTATTTCTCATCCATATTTGAATTGGTTCAACACCAAATCTTATGTGGTCATAATATCCCTGATGCCTCAATTATTGGTTTACCACAAAGAACTGGATTCAGTTCATCAGCAGACCAGTTGGAAACAGGATTTAAGTTGTTCTTATCAACAAGTATTTATCCAACACAAAAGTTCTTAAATAGAGAATTAAAACCTATTTTGGAGTTAATATATCCTGGTCAAGAAATTGACTTAACCGTAACACAAAACAACATCATCTAATGGCATATAATGTTTTATTCATATCAGAACAAAAGTTAAAGGACAACACACCTATCACAGATAATGTGGACTCATCAGAGTTGAGATTTGCTATTCAACAATCCCAAGCGATTCAATTACAAGAAACACTTGGAACAAACCTTTATGACTATCTATTAAAGATTGTAGATGATAATACAGTCAATACTGATATAACCTTGATTAGATACAAAGAGTTGTTAAATAACTATGTTCAACCTACTTTGATTGCTTGGAGTTACTATCTGGCATTAGACAATTTTTGGGTTAAGTTCATGAATGTTGGATTGGTCCAAAATAGAAACGAACAAGGTAATGCTGTTGACTTAAAGACATTACAATATCTTAAGAACAACGCAAAGAACCAAGCAGAGTTTCAAGACAACTTGATGAGAAGACACTTGTTATTCCGTTCAGGTTGGTATCCTGAATACTTTAGTGGAAACTTAAACGATGGTCAATTACCACCTGAAACAGATTCAGCATTCAAATCAAATATGACTTTACCTGGTTGGGGTTTTTCAAGTAATAGAAATTGGAATGGAAACTTTAATATGATGGGTCCGTTATGTGCTGGTAATGGTTTCCCGACTTGGTACGGAAATAGTTCCAATTCACCAAACCAATTTAAGTAA